TACACAGGGCAAGGACGATTTAAGACATATCAAGCACATAGAGGATATATGATACTCCCAAGTGCACAAATAATTGCATCGATTCAAGCAAAAAAAAATTATGAAGTTAAATTATCAATGACCAGATTAAATACAGAACATGGTTATAATTCAAAAACACCACATCCAGTTTTACGTGCAGTTGGTAGTGGTATAGAAACAGATTATTGGGATAGTCAAGTTAAATTTGCTAGAGGTGAAACTAATGTTATAACACTTCCTGATGCTATTCGAAATGCTATAGCAGAAGGTGCGACGCAACTTGAATTATGGGCAGAAACAGAGCAAGAAAAACAATATAGTTTTTATAATAATATTAGTTTGATTGTAGAAGGTGAAAATAAAGAAAGTAGTGGAAGCTCAGATAATGATTTTACTTATGCAGATGAATTAGTAGAAACTGCTATGACTTATTATAGAGTATGTGATAATGAGTATGTTTCAGGTCAATCGTGGTCACAAGGTTTTACATATCGTTCTAGTAATACTCCAATGAGTGGAAATTGTGTAGCTGAACAAGGTGTAACTAATAGTTTATGGGTTGCGAAGACAGATACAAAAGGCAATACACGACACTATAAAGCTATAGATTGTTCAACAGCTGTAAATATGTGGTTAAGACATATTATATATGAGAAATCACCATACAAAAACGAGACTCTATTTAATGCATTTAGAGCAAATATATTGCAAAAAAATGACGAGTCAAAATGGGCGATAGTTCCAACTCGTTCGGACGGTAAAGCAGCAAGATATGCATACGAGATATGTAATTACTTCTACAGAATGAATAAAGGAATAACTTATTTAAAAGATCCAGATACAGGGAAGGTTATAAAAGGAAGTATAGGTACAGAAGCAGATAACTATAGCAAGATTAAAAAAGGATATATTGTATTCCATGCTAAAAAAGATGCAACAACTGGAGAATGGAAGCGACCAAAAGTTACAGAATTTATGCATGTATCACACGTTGCAATTTGTTATGGGCAATCAAATACTTATAATGCAAACTCTATAATAGAAAGTACAAATGTAACAACGAAAAAACATACAATGACAGATGGAGTAACAACTCTTAATGCAGGTATGAGAATAGATAAGATAAGTAAATATGCAGATGATATCGTAATGGTAGTAAATCCAGAAGCGTTTTTAAGTAGTTCAAGTGGTGGAAGTTCTGGAGGAGGTTCTACAGAAACAACAGGTAAGGAAGAATATACAAATTGTTTTAATATGAGTGGAACTATAAATGGTCATAACTATATCTACAAACTTCAAAATTGTAAAATAACTGGATATGGAGGTGATAGCGGTTCAGCTTGTAATATACCATTAAGTCTAGCAAAAACTTGTGGAAGTTTTAATTTGCCTTATGGAACAAAAGTATATATAGCTTCAATGGATGGGCGAACAATTACAGATGGTAATGGAAAATCAGTTAAATCAGATGGAGTTTTTACTATTAACGATACTGGAGTTGGATGTACAGATTTTGATTTATATGTAAGCACAAAGTCCGATAGTGATGCTGAAAAAGTATTTAAGAACACGTTAAGAGAAGATGTTTATATTCTTGAATATGGTAGTGGATATGGTTATGCATGGAGCTATACTCAATCTTATGAGTGGGCATATAAAAATGGAACATTGAGTGCATATAGATCAGCCTTTAAAGATTATATCAAATATGGCGGAACTCTAATTAACTTCTTGAAATTCAAATCAAATGATGCAAATATAAGAAGCTCAACTTATTGGAGTATATTAAACAGTTAATAGGAGGTGTATTATGAGAGATTATGATATAGAGAGTGATTTAAAGCAGGAAAAATTTCAACATCTAAAATTAGTTCAAGGTGATAGAGGGAATAAAATAAAAATTAATGTGTATGAAGATGGGCAACCAGTAAATCTAACTGGTTGCTCTATTACTGCTAAATACAAAAGAGCAGATGGACAAGTAATAGATGGATCTGTAACAAATATATCTAATAATTCATTTGATGCTGTAATAGATAGCGATATAACAAAAACATCAGGTGTACTTAAAATGCTATTTGCTATAGAAAAAGATGATGTCAAAGTTAGTACATTTATGCTGTTAGCAGATGTAAGAGAAGGTATAGGAGAAAGCACAGGAAGCTCAGGTGGAAGTACAGGAGGTGGAGAAGTGACAGTAGATTTATCAAATTATTATAAAAAAAGTGAGACTTATAGTAAAAGTCAAATTGATTCGCAATTTAAAGATATTACGAAGAATAAAGTCGATAAAACAAACTTAGAGTATATAAATGTTTTAGATTTAGGAATAGCACCAAAAGTAAATTTTGATAATACGTCTTTATTTAATGATGCTATAAATAAAGGAATAAAAAATTTTTATTTTCCGCCAGGTATATATGAACTTAATTTAATAATATCTACTCCTTACATACGAATCAAAGGTGGAGGAATAGGCAAAACAATATTTAGTCCTCATATAGACAAAGATGTTATTAATCTACAATATGTAGACAATTCAATAAATAATTGTGAGATAAGAGATATAGAAATAAAAAATAAAGAATTCACTAATAATAATGGATTATCAATTAATGGTAATGATAAAGGAGTAAATGCTATCAATGATAATCATTATTTAAAAAATTTGAAAATTTCAAATTTTTTAAATGGGATTTTTATTAAAGACAGAACAACGTTTAGTAAGTTTGAAAATATCGAAGTTAGTAACAACTACAATAATGGAATTAGAGTAGATTCTATAAATGCTGCTACTTGTTTTAATGGTAATGGTTTTTATAATATCGTTATGGCGCATAATATAAATGAAGGTTTATATATTAATACAACACGTAATGGTGCCGATTTTTCTCATATTGCTCTTACGAATAATTTTATCAATTGTGATGTTGAAGATAATGCTAATAGTGAGAACACTACTAGATTTTACGGTATATATGTTACAGATGTAGACAATATAAATTTGCAAGGATGCTATATTGAAAACAACGCTCAAAAATCTGATAATGGGATAAATTTATATTTTGATGGAGCATTTTGTAGAGGAATTAATATAAGTGGCACATTAGTATGGGGTTCAAAATATGCTTTAAAGGTAACTGATAAATGTAAGATATTAAGTGGAGAAGTTTCAGCAAGTAATAAAATTAGAGGTATCATAGATATAAATGATAAACCACATAACTCTGAAAGTGGTTTCATTATCGGATGCGCACTAACAGAAGGTTATGATAATGTAAAAAAATTAGACAAAGTCCTATTAGCAAATAGTTCTACAACTTTAAATCCCTTTTCAATAGGAATTTCGCATGATTCTACTGCTACTCCTAGCGTAAAGAGAAGTAATTATATTACAACATTTACTTCTAATGAAATAACAAATTTCACAGATGGAGTATTAGGACAAATTGTGATTGTACGACCATATGGAAATGCTATATTGACATTTAATAATGGAACTTACATTCAGTTAAAAGACAATAATACATGCACAATAAAGTCAAACCAAACCATAACTTTCATGAAATATGGTGATAAATGGGTAGAGTTATTTAGAAACGTATAATTTAATTCACAATTTAAAAATATTGCGTATTTATATTTTTCTATTTTATTGCAAAATCTAACCTTTTTCTATACTATTTGTAATATAGAAGGAGATGAAACATATGAATTTTTATGAAGAAGAATATGAAAATAATTATGGTATGTGGAAAACAAAAATTAATAAACCTATACGAATAAAAAATAAATTGTGCAAGGACTTAAAAATAAATGGATTTTGTTTTTTATGTGGAAAAGAATATACAGTAGACACTAATAATAATGATGTTTCTATAATATTTAACTCTCAAAGATCAGTAAGTTATGATTTTAATCATAAAAAAAATTATAGATTTGAAGCAGAAGTAAGCTCAAAATGTCCACATTGTGATAATGTTAATAAAATTCCAGTTAGTTTAAATTTATATGAAGAAGATTTATAAAATATTAGAAATCATAACTGTGGATAAGTAAGAAAATGTAATAGCAATAGAATCATAAGAGTAGTTATTAATTTAGCTGCTCTTTTTATTTACAGAAAGGAGCTAATATGAACGAAGAACATTTAAGGGATTCGTTAAATAGAATTGAAAGACGACTTAATAGCCATTCGGAGGAGATAGATAAACTAAAACAGGAAAGCATAAGTTTAAAAGTTGAAATAAAGAATTTATGTGACAATCTAAAAGCATTGACATCAACTTTGAAATGGTTTATTACTGCACTGGTAGGAGCTTTTATTAGCTTCTTTTTTTATGCAGTGCAAAACAATATATTTTAGGAGGCTTATTATGGATTTTACAGTTTTAAATGGATACTTAGTAACAACAATAATTGGAGTATGCTTATGCATAGGCTATATATTAAAAAAATGGGTTAAAGATGTAGATAATAAATATATCCCTACAATTTTAGCTGCAATAGGTGTATTACTAAATATTTGGATAACTAAGGATCTAAATGTAGAAATAATATTATCTGGTATGTTATCAGGATTAACTTCAACAGGTTTACATCAAGTATTTAAAAGTTTTATAGAAAATAAGTAATATAAGAAAGTGAGTGATAATATGAGTAAATATTTAGTAGGTATAGATGCGGGTCACAGTTTAGTGACAGATGGGAAAAGAACTCCACCTTTATTAGCAGATATAAAAGACAAACAAGGAAATGTCCTTAAAAAGAAAGGACAAACTATACATGAATACGAATTTAATAAAAAGGTATCATATGCATTAGGTGATGCACTTAAAAGATGTAACATCGGCGTTGCATATTCTGGATTTAAAGATAAAACAGATACACCTTTAGGTACTAGAGCAAAACATCTTAATAGTTTAGGCGTAGATTTAGTTGTATCTAATCACTTCAACGCTAGTGGGAATTGTTTGAAATTCCAAACTAGAGTAAAAGGACTTCTTGTCTTAAAAACTAAAGGTTGTTCTTCTAAGTCTGTATCACTTGCGAAACATGTACACGCAGAGTTAAAAGAAGCACTTAAACCGGAAAAAGATTACGGGGTAGTACAGGATACTGAAATGTGTGGATTCACTCTTGCAATACTTAGACAAACAAACGCACCAGCTATTTTAATAGAATATGGATTCATGGATTATTGGAAAGAAGCTAAACACATGTTAGACGAGGATTATATTGAAAAATGTGCTGAAGCAACAGCAAGAGGTGTATGTGAACAATTAGGTGTAACTTATATGGCAAAAAATACAGATAATAAAACAAAATATCTTAGAGTAATAGCAGACAAAATAAACATACATAATAAAGCTGATTTTAATTCAAGCAGTGTAGTAGGAGAAGTTGAAAAAGGAGATGTATTTACTATAACTCAAAAAATTAAGAGAACTGGAACAGATATGTATAAATTAAAATCAGGAGTATATATAACAGCATCACCAAAATATGTAGAAGTATTTGAAAAATAATGTATAAATATTGGGTATATAACTTTAATTGTGGAAAAGAAAAGAGAGTGAATTAAAATTTATCACTCTCTAATACCTCTAGTAATTGTGGAATATCTACTCCAAAACCTTCTGTTAATTTTGTACTTCCTACGAAATCATTCCAACTAAATGCCGTAGTAAATGTATATGTTTTGTTACTTGTATTTGCTCTTGTATATTTAGGTTTTCTAGTAGCTGATGTGCCGAATAATACCTTTGCTCTAAGCACCTCGAAAGAGTAACCTCTACCAGCTTTCTCGATGTTCTTAATCAAGTTGTTTAAACTCTCTGTATAAGCATTTGTGATTCTACAAGTAAAGTAGTTAAATATCTCATACTGCCAGTTATCAACTGTTTTAATAACATCTTGATAGTATTTCATATCCTTTGGAACTGCTTTCTTCCAGTCCTCATAAGCCTTTAAAACATCTTCTCGATTATCATGTTTATAGATATCCCTAAATTGTTCTTTTAACTCATAGGCTAACTTTAACTGTGGAAAATCGATGAACATAATTTGCATATCCCAAATCTGTCTAGCATTTAAATCTTCTTTGTTCCTTAGTAACAAGAATCTATCTTTTAACAACTTAGACCTTTGTTTCTTGTCTAAAGAGCCTTTAAATGACTTTCTCTCACCTTCTAAAGCATTGTTAACTAATTGTATTACATGGAATCTATCAACGATTACCTGAGCCTTTGGGAGTTCCTCATATATTGCCTCTTTGTAGTATCGCCACATATCTATGGTTACTACTTCTATGTTCTCCTTATTAGGTAATTTACTTAGAAAAGCCTTCACATCGGATTTCTTACGGCTTGGTTGGATATCCAATACCTTACGTCCAATTATATCGGTGTAAACGGCTCTCATTGACTTATTAAGATGTGCTTCGTCTATCCCTAATATAACTGGAGTAAGGAAAGTCATATCCTTTTCTAGCCTTTCTATGTAAGCATTAAATATTCGCTTTACTGTAGTAGGAGAAACACTATATTCCTCTGCTATATTAGCAAATGGTTTTTTAAGAGATTCTTTTTCTATTTGCTCTCTTAAACGAATAGTGATTTTATCTCTATCGTCGATGCTTTTGTAATGTTGACTAAATGTGGTACCACAGTATTTGCATTTATATCTATGTGTATGTATTTCAATCCCTACACGTTTCCCAAAGCTATTTAAATCCCTCACAAATCGCTTAGATTTGCCATGCTTATAATATTCAACTCCACCACACTCTGGGCAAGCCACAGGCTCTTTAACTGGTTTTACTATTACCGTCATATCGTGGTCATCTTGTATTGTGTCTAAAACTTCAAATTCTGGTAAATTTAGTATATTCATATTGTCTATTCTCTTTCTCGTAACCTATTTTCTATTTAAATATTTTACAAATTCTTTCCCATTTGTACAAAATTCTTTTATCATCGCTTTCATTAAACCATACGACATTTCGGAATGACCTTGGTTATCTAATTCTCTACTTGCTATAATAAAACTATCTTTTGTACCTTCTCGTAATATCAGTTCTATATCTAATGTATAATCTAATTCCATTCCTTCGTAAAGGTCTTTAGCTCTTATCGGAACAATTTCATCCCAATATCCCCATTTATCTTTAGGAAGTGTCTCATGTCCTCTTTTAATCCAATTAGGAATTTCTTCAACTCCTCTTATTTTTTCTATTCCAACTTTATTTAAGTAACTTGCAACTTCTTCTAGTGATTTAAAATATTTACCCCCATTCATTTTTACCATTTGACCAACTTTATCTAAAGATTTCATTTGTCCTTCATCAAATTGTTTTTCTGTTTCATCATGTCCTATAAAAAATTTATTCGATTCTTCGTTCCATCTAATATCAGGTATATAATCTATATCTGATTTTAACACGCAGAATAAAGTTTTATTAGGTCTTTTATTGCTATCATCTATAGCTTCAGCTATACTATATACTCCTGTCATTCTAGGAGTTATAACATATAGACAATAATCGCATATTTCTCTTTGTTTTAATTCTTCTTGATAACATTCTTCAGTCCAATCATCTACTACTGGATTAAAATAATCTATATCGAGCATTGGAATCAGTTTATATCTCCATTTACTATTGTTACAAGTTCCACCTAAAAATACTTTTTTCATTCTCTTTGATTTTTGCACCATATAATCACTCCTTTTATAAATATACCTCATTATACCACATTCAAAGTTATATAGCCACAGTTAAAGTTATTTTAAGTAATAAATTTTATATTCACTTGTCAAAGTACGTTTTCTTATTAATCCACAGTTATAGTTTCATACCCTAAATATTCCAGATACAGCTAATAATCCTAACGAAGGAGGTAATGACTATGAAAAAAATAATGCTGGAGATAACAGGGCGCATTGCATATCTAGGAATTGGAGTAGCAAGTGCTATATTAATAATGATGTAAGGAAATAACACGTAAAAAAGGCTAGGGAAATTATATTCTCTAGCTTATTTTATGTATAGCATTAACGAGCTAATTCATATGCACATCAATGCTATACATAATAATTATATATTTAGTGTTATTTCTAATTCAAAATAATCCTCACGACTACCTTTTTTACACTTTTTCTTTTTAGAATATATAGCCTCTTTTATAATGCTTTTTAGCAATTCGTTTTTTCCTTCTATACTAAGAGTATTATAATTTTTTAATACATTTTCTAATTTAGGTAGTAGTTTCTTTATTTTTATAACTTTATCGTCGTCAAATTCTTTTTCTAATACTTTTTTATTTTCTTCTAGTATTCGAATCTTATCTTTTATTTTACTGGTCCTATCCTTGAATATTTCTATAGTATATACATCTTGTTCTAAGAATGTACAGCATTTTTCAAATTGCTTATTTAGTTTTTCAATTTCTTTTTCAATTCTTTTTAGATCATTGTCTACATTTCTTTTTTCTTTTATTGTTTCTTGCTCATAATTATCTACATAATATTCATAATCAGATAATGTATTTGATAATGCCTGTAAAATATGTTCTTCAACTCTATTTAGATAAGAGCCCATGTTTTTACATCCAGTAGTAGGGCAATATAAAAAGTTACCCTGTGGGCATGGCCTTTTTATCAGTACCCTTCCACATTCACTACATTTTATTAGTCCAGCAAGTGGATTGCTAAGTGGCAAATCAAAGTTAGACTTATGCTGCTTTCTAGAATTTAATATATCTTGCACTTTCTCAAAGTCACTTAAAGGTATAATAGCCTCATGCAATCCTTTATAATATTCAACAGCAGCATTTACTGGTCTAGATTTTTTTACATTACCTTTTGTATCTATATATTTCTTATATTTTCTTTCTCCATGTTTAAGATATCCAGCTACTACATTGCTTGTTAATATATTTTTTACTGAGCTGTAACTCCATACACGACCACTTCTAGTAGGATAACCGCCTTGATTAAGCCTTTTCGCTATTATACTAGCTCCAGCATTGTCCTCTAAAAACCACTTAAATATTAATTTTACTATATGTGCTTCTTCTTCATTAATAACTAACCTAAAGCCATTTTCTCCTTCTAATTTCTCCTTATTATAGCCGTAGGGCAATATACTGCCAATATATTTGCCTTGCTTTACAGACTGTTCACGACCTCTTTGCATACGCTTGGTAATAGTTTTATATTCTCTCCTAGACATGAATAATCCAAAATCGACCATTTCTTCATCGAACTCATTATTTGCAAGGTCATAAGTCTTACTTGGTGTAATTATTTTACATTCTGCTGCAGTAAAGGTACTAGATACAATTTCCTGATCTATCTTACTACCTCTACATAACCTTGATAATTCTGTACAAAAAACACCTTCATATAATCCCTCGGACACTTTTTCTAGTAGGTCTTGCATCTTTGGACGGATAGAAATACTATCTCCAGTCTCTATTTCTCGAAATACATTTTCTTCTTCTATCTGTATTTTTAACTTGTCAGCTAATTCCGTTAGCATATTGTAATGGTTTTTTAGGACCTTTTCCAGTGGAATATCCTTATCATCAGCCCTTGATTTTCTCAAATACATTGCATACATCTTATTTCCTCCTTAAAAAAAGAGCAGCTGGTAAAACTGCCCTGATGTTTATCTATAATTTTAATATTTGTTCTTTTTTATTTTCATATTCTTCTTCAGTTATAGCACCCATATCTAGAAGTTTTTTGAATTTCATTAATTCATCTGCATCACTTGATGTATTTTGACTTCTATAGTTATTTTTATTTTCTATATAGTTCTCTATATATCCTTTAATTTCTAATATTTGTTCATTATCTTTTTTAGCGAAAGAAATAGTATTTTCATCTTGTACCGCATTAAAAACTCCACCTTTAGCCTCTTGGCTACCCATTAATATTATTTGTAGATATCCAGTAGTTAAACCAGGTTTTTTATATTGTACTCCTGTTACATTATCTAAACAGATTTTCTTTGTACCTGTAAATCCTTTATTTATTGAATTCATAATTCCTTTAGCAGTAATAGAAATAAATTTCCCTTCTAAGATAATTTCATATTTACCGTTTGATTTTAAATTGTAAACTTTTTTAGAAGTTATAACTTGTCTTTCATTAGATTTATCTTTTTTAGATTTAAATAATCCCATAATTATCCCCCTCTTTAGTTTTCATTTTTTCTTAAATTGTAGCATATACCAATTTAATTTACACTATTTTCTAGTATAAAATAGATATTATGCTACAAAAATGATAGTATGAAGATATTAATTTACCAGCAAAGAATAAAAAAGAGATATTCATTAGAAAAATTAGCAAGAAAAACTAATATTAGCAAAGCTGCGCTTAATAACTATGAAACTGAAAAAAGGAAGGTGAACATATTCCAGCTAGAAGATATAGCTAAGGCTTTAGATTGTAAAATAACAGACTTATTTAGTTCCTATTGGAAGTAAGCAGAAATTTCCGTCTACATATGTGGAAATTTTACTAAAATATTCCAAAAAGGTCGTATTAGATAGTATAATAAGACTATACAAAATATTTTGTAATTTACATATACTATATATCTGAAAAATAGTATATAATGTATATAAGAAATAGAACACACGTTCTATAAAATAAGGGGGAATAATATGCAAGAAGAAGTAAACAAAGCTATAAAAAGTGATTTATTAGATGAAAAGCACTTACAAAAGTTAATTCAACTTGCTAAAGAGGAATTAAATAAAAAATAACAATATAAAAATCAAAGACTAGGCATAAGCCTAGTCTTTTTCTTTTAATCCAAATACCATATTCATAATTAAATTCAACTGTTCATCTGTTAATTGTTCAGCCAGTTTAATAGCTTCTTTTTGCTTATCTGAGATATCTTCTAAAGGTTTTTTATTGTCTACAGCTCCTAATAAGTAATCTGTAGTTACATCGAACATTCTAGCTAACTCCAGTACTTTTGATGCATCTGGAACAGTTTTGCCTTGCTCGTAAAAACCATAAGCGCTGGTAGTTATTCCTAATTTTTTAGCCATTTCTTCTTGAGTATATTTATTTTCCTTCCTTAACTCTCTTAGTCTCTTTGGTAACATTTCATTCATGGTTTATTCCTCCTGGTTATCCTTTACTGTTTCCCTTTTTAACTCTTATTATATTGATTGTTTTTTGAAAATATGTTGTAAACAATTTATACTTATATATACTACATTTTTACTCGAAATCCTTGTATTTATCAAGTGTTTTAAAGAAAATACAATTTAAAATTTAAAAAAATATTGACACACAAGATAAAATTGTATAATATATAAATATAAATACAATTTAAAATAGTTAAAAGTAAAAATAGACAAGAATAAATTGAAAGATGAGGTGATAAAATGAACGAACTTAAAAAATTAAGAAAAGAAAAAAACATTAAACAAAGCTCTATAGCAAAAGAAGTAGGAGTTACTCAGCAAGCTTTTTCGTGTTATGAGTTAGGGCTTATGAAACCATCACTTGATATTGCTAAAAAAATAGCCGATATTTTTGATTGTTCTATAGAAGAAATTTTTTTTAATAGCTCTCACAAGTAAAACTACAAAAAATAAAATAAACACAATTTATTCTAGAAAGGAGATTGAAATATGGATTACATAAACGAAATGAACAACTTAGTACAAACTATATCATCAAGAGAAGTAGCAAAAATGATGGAAAGAGAACACAAAGAAATACTAAGAATGATAGAAGGTTATGAGCCTCCAGAAGGAAGTAAGAAAAGAAAAATTGTTGGTATTATACCAACTTTAACTGAGGGTAACATTACCCCTAGTGACTATTTTATAGAAAGTAGCTATAAAGATGCAAGTGGTAAATCTAATAAATGCTACGAATGCACTAAAATGGGTTGCGAAATGTTAGCAAATAAACTTACTGGTGAAAAAGGAATATTATTTACAGCAAGATATGTTAATAAGTTCAATAAAATGGAACAGTACATAAAAGAACAACAACCAAAAGTTCCAACTACATATAAAGAAGCATTGCAACATTTACTAGTACAAGTCGAAGAAAATGAAAGACTGCAATTAGAAAATCAACAACAAACAAAAGTTATAGAAAAACAGTCCGAAGTTATAGGAGAAATGGCTCCAAAGGCAGAGTATTTTGATGCTTTAGTAGATAACAACTTACTTACAAATATAAGAGATACTGCTAAAGAATTAGGAATAAAAGAAAGAACTTTTACAGAGTGGTTAATTCAAAAGAATTTATGCTACAGAGATAAAAAAAGAAAAATTAAACCTTATGCAAATAAGATGAAGTACTTTGAATTAAAAGAATTTACAACTGCTTGGGGACATAGCGACACACAAACACTTATAACTCCTAGAGGTAAAGAAACCTTTAGATTACTTCTTATAAAAGATGGATTAATAAAAGATCATAACAAGCAATTAGAGTTAGGATTACCAGTTAACGAAGTTACAAAATCAGATTTTTATAATTAGGAGGATTAAATATGGAAGAATTACAAGTAATTTATAATCAAGAAGTTTTGGGACAAGATTTTAAAATTTATGGAACAGAAGAAAATCCATTGTTTTTAGCTAAAGATGTAGCGAATTGGATAGAACATAGCAATCCTAGCAAAATGGTTAAAGATGCTGATTTAGACGATGCAGAAGTCGCAAGACATCAATTAAGCACTCTAACTAATAGTTATACTGCCTTATTTTTAACAGAAGATGGACTTTACGAGGTATTAATGCAAAGTAGAAAACCAATAGCAAAACAATTCAAAAAGAAAGTAAAAGAAATATTAAAACAAATTAGAAAAACTGGTGGCTACATACCACACGATGAAGACGAAGATGATGAAACAATAATGGCTAAAGCTTTAATAGTAGCGCAAAAGACAATAGACAATAAAAACAAATTACTGGAAGATGCTAAAAAAGAAATTGCAGAAAAAGACAGAGTGATAACTCAAATATCTATATCACAAAACACAAAATTAGTTAGAGAAACTGCTAAAGCAATCTCAAAATCAAATAGCAAGATACTTATAGGAGAAAGAAGATTATATGAAAGACTGAGAAGTTGGGGCTGGGTATGTAAAAACTCAACAGAAGCTACTCAATATGCAGTTGAAAGAGGTTATTTAGAAGTATCAGAAGGTACTAAGAAAACAGCAAGAGGAACATTCACATTTAGAACAACAAGAGTAACTGGTAAAGGTGAAATAAAAATCATTGAAAAACTTCTGAAAGAAAAAGATCTTGAAAAATTACTAGAAGAAAACGAAAAAAGTAAATAAGAAGTATTAATTTAGGGGGTAACTAAATATGGCGATATACACAGGAACAGAACACTTCATAAAAAAAGAAGTAGAAGCAGTATCAGACATATTAAGAGCTAGAGGTTTTAGAGAAGAATGGAGCATCATAACTCCATACCAAGCAGAAATTAAAATGTTTCACGTGTTACAAAACAAGTTTGCACTACTTAGAAAACAAGGCAATAACACAGTAGTTGATTACAGCAGATAGGAGGTATCATGATAGCAAAATACATAGCAGTAAGTATCATATTTAGCTTAGGCTTCGCATTTGGAGCTTGGTGGAGAAGCATCCACGAATAGGACAAATTTTAGACATCATATTTTATTAGGGGGTGCAATATGAAAGAAAAAATATATCAAAATGGAGGGGTTAAGATAACTGTAAAAAGTCCATTAACACCTTCTAGAGAGAACTTAGAAAGAGTTTACGACATATGCAATAAGTTATTTAAAGATGAAGAAATATTTTATCAACTAGGGGAATGCAAAAGAAGAAATATGAAAGCAGTATAAAGGAGGTGGTTAGATGAAATGTACACCAGAAGTACTACAAAAGATATATGAAGCTTACCCACATCTTACAGTAATGGAGTTTATAACTTTAATGTGGCTACAACAAAACAAGGGGGAATAACAAATGAAGAGTAAAGAACAAATCTATAAGGATGTAAAAGAGCTTGTTGAAGCTCAAGACAAGAAAAACTACTTAGCATACTACAAAATATTCTTAGACAACTCAGGAAGAACTGACATACCGACAGAAGAAAAAGAAGCTATTATCAATCAAGCATACAAAACTTATAAACGACAATCAGAAAAATTATACGACATCTTAGATCATGCATACCTAGATTTTATCGCATAACAAAATAAGCTATCTAGAGGTACCAAATCTAGATAGCTATAAATCAAACACTATATGTAATATAAGATACTTAAATTATAACATAAAAGGGGGATAATATGAAGTTAAAATTACAATCTGAGGGAGTAAAGAACTCAGATATAAAAACACTAGAACAAAGATTATTCCTAGTTAGACTATACAGAAATACTACTGACCCAGAAGGCAGACTAGGATTTATAGAAGGGGCTGAATTTGCTCTAAGAAATAGAAAGTTTATGACATTAGATATATTTAAAGAACACTATAAAGACACATTAAAACAAATAGGAAATAGAAAACATGATAGTTACGAAAGCAGTTTATTATATGCTTTACGACTTAATATAGAAGAATTAGAGAGAAATAAGGAAGGTGAATAACATGACTAAAGCAGTACAAAAAACAAATGCATTAGATTTAGCAAGTTTTACTCTTGAAGGAGGACAAGTTCTAAATGCTGAAACAGTTAAAAATTATATATGTCCAAGGGCTACACAACAAGAAATTTTAATGTTTTTAGAATTATGTAAAGCTCAAAAATTAAATCCATTTATAAGAGATGCATATCTTGTTAAATATGGAGATCAAGCAGCTAATATCATAGTCGGAAAAGATGTATTTATTAAAAAAGCTTATGCATCTGGAGTATTTAGATATATGAAAGCTGGAATTGTTGTAGTAGATAAAGACAGAAACATAATAGAACGAGAAGGAACAATTAAACTTCCAGATGAAACACTTGTTGGCGGTTGGTGTGAAGTATCTAGAAGTGATAGAGAATTTCCAATGCATCACACAGCTAGTTTAGAAGAATATATACAAAAAACAAAGAATGGTACACCTAATAAAATGTGGAGCGAAAAACCATGTACTATGATTCGAAAGGTAGCTCAAAGTCAATGTTTACGTGAATCTTTTCCAGACGAACTTCAAGGATTATACCAACAGGAAGAAATGGGATATGAAGGACGACTTTCTGAGAGAGAGATAAAACCAGGAATGGCATCAACACAACAAAAAAATCAAATAATGGCATTAGCAGCACAAAAAGGACTATTTGATTACGGAGATTTAAAAAATACCGTAGAACTTGAAAAATTCTGTGAAAGTAATGGATATAGCTTAAAAGAACTTAAATTCGAAGAAGTCGATGAATTAATAGATTTATTATCAAAATATGAACCAATTCAAGACAAAGTACAAGATGTAGATTATACAGAAGAACCTATAGAAGAAACAGAGGATAATGGACAAATAGAAGGACAGCAAGTAATGGATATGTAGCTAGGTTGGGGAGCAATCCCCTTCCTAGAAAAGTAAAGAAGGTGAATAAGAATGGATAATAACATACTTAAAAGTTTTACTATAGATGAATTAGTAAATGAATTGTCAACTAGAGAAGGCGTTGAAATAGATAGATTAAGAAGTGATGTAGGTATGGATTTAGAGGTAGAAGGTCCAGCAATAGTTATTGTTATAGACAAAGAAGGTGAAGATTAATGGCAAAATACAGAGCGATACAAGTAGACTTTTGGGAAGATGGATTTGTATTAGATTTAACTCCAGAAGAAAAGTATTTCTATTTATATCTTCTAAGCAACTCTAGAACAACACAATGTGGATGCTATGAATTACCTTATAAGGTTGTAGAAATGCAAACAGGATATAACAGAGAAACAGTTCAGAAATTGTTAAAAAGATTTGAAGATTACGGAAAAACAAGTTACAACGAAGAAACAAAAGAAATACTTATAAAAAACTGGCATAAACATAACTTTTCTAAATCTCCTAAAGTGAAAAATTGCATTTTAAAAGAAATTGAAAAGATAAAAAGTAAAGACTATAAAGATTATTTATATAGAGTATGTATAGAGTATGGATACCCTATTGATACAGTATCTATAGACTATAAAAATAGTAATGATAGTCTAGATAAAGACTTAGATAGTCTATCCATAGACTTGGGGGAAAAAGAAAAAGAAAAAGAAAAAGAAAAAGAAAAAGAAAAAGAAAAAGAAAAAGAAAAAGCACAGACTGACGAGCAAACTTTATCAAATTTCTCTAAATTATATGAATCTAATATAGGAGTAATAAATCAACTTGCAGGAGAATGGCTTATAGAAATGACAACTACTATTGATTATCCGTTATTTAAAAGAGCAATAGAAATATGTACTGAAAGAGGTAACTTAAATCTAGGCTACCTAAAAGGTGTAATTAAAAGATGGTTAGACAATAACATAACAACATATGACCAATTAAAGGCATACGAATTGCAAACAAAAGCTAAAGACAAACCTAGTCAAGATGAATTAAATAAACAAAATCTAGACTTTCTAGACAAAATAGATGAAAAATTCGGATTATAAGGAGATGAATAAAATGGATGCAGTTTTATTGGATAGATTAAAAGCTACTTTGGAAAAACATGCTCCAGAACCAGCAAAATATGATTGTCCTAAATGTGAAGATAGAGGATATACATTCGAGATAAAAGATGGATATGAAGTGGCTGTACCTTGTAGCTGTTTAGAAAAAAGACAAAGTATCGAAAAATTAGCCTTAAGCAACCTTACAGAGGTTTTTAGACAAAAGACGATTAATTCCTTTAAAGCTGACAAGGAATGGCAAATAAAGGCAAAGAACGAGGTTATACGATATATTAATGACTTCTTAAAAAAAGAAACTAATGCAAGTTTAATATTATGCGGCAATCCTGGAAGTGGAAAGACACATCTAGGAATCGGGACCATGTTAGAACTTATAAATAACAATGTTGGGTGTGTGTATAAAGAGTATATATCAATGCTGACTAATCTAAAACAAGTTATCAATGAAGAAGAAGAATTTATAAGAGAGTTAGAAAAATATATAAATCCAAGAGTATTATTTTTAGATGACTTTCTAAAGGGAGAAGTTACATCAGCAGACCGAAAATACATATATAAAGTTATAAATACTCGATATTTAAAAGGTAAACCGATGATTATATCAACTGAGAAAAGCATAAAGGAAATATTAATGTTTGATGAAGCTATCGGGTCAAGGCTGATAGAAATGGCACAAGACAATATAATAACATTCCCTAGAGGAATAGAAAACAACTATAGATTAAGAAATATAATATAGGGCTTTAACGAGCCCTAGGAGGAGGACAAGAAGAATGATAAAAGCAAATGTAAAAGATGGAGAAGTAAGAGCAACATTAAATGGAGAACTTCATGATATAATGGCTGATTTATGCATGCTAAACGATATAGTAATAAGCAAATTAGAAGAAAAAAGTGGTATACCAGCAGAAGAATTTTTAAAATGCATGATTGGTGCTATAAAGCTAGGCTTGAAAGAAAATAGAATCAAAGAAAAATTAGACATTAAAGAAGATATATCAGATTCAATAAGCAAAGACATATTTAAAGATAACGATATAAGATAGCAATACTTACAAATAAATAGCCTAGGAGTTAAAAAAACTCTTAGGCAGAAGGGGGATAAACATGGTTAAATCAGATATAAAAAATGGAATGAGTTTTAAAACTAGATATGGGGATAAATGCTATATCATTGACAGCAAAGTATACAAAAATTCAGATAAAGATGAATCTATTTTAGGATTATGGGGTTCACTAGAAGAGTGTTTAAAATCTTATGATAATGAATTGCTGGTATTGCATGAATCTCCACATGGGGCAGATATCATGGAGGTATATGACATAGAAAATAATTTAGTATGGGAAAGACAAGAAATAGACTGGAGTAAAATTCCTAGAGATACAAAAGTGTATGTAAGACAAAACCAAGAAGATGGATGGGAACTTAGATATTTCACCAAATATGAAAATAATAAATTTTATACATATAGTAATGGAAGGACTTTTTGGAGTGATAGTTTTGTAGATTTAGAAAAATGGAATTATTGTGAATTAGCTGAAACAGAAGAACCTAAGAAAGAAGTAACATTAGAAGACTTAAGGGAAAAACATAATAAAGAATATCGAAAACATAGTTGCACTCGTTGTTATTATAACAAATATAATGAAAATTGCATGTTCGCATGGTTACTAGATAACTATAATGTAACAGAAAAATAATACTTACAAATAAATAGCCTAGGAGTTGGTTCTCCTAGGCGAAAGGGGGATAATCAAATGGCACCGAGACTATCAGATATAGAAAAGAGAAAGATAAAAAGATTACATAGCAAAGGTTATTCAATACTTGCTATCTCAAATGAACTAGATAGAAGTGATTGGACTATAAGAAAATACATAAAGGATACAAAACTTACTAAGGAGCCAAAAACAGTAGATTTGACAGGAGAAAGATATGGAAAATTAGTTGTATTAGAACTAGATCATATAGAAAGAAGTACTAGATACTGGAAATGTAGCTGCCAATGCGGTGGTACAGCAGTAGTAAGAGAAGGTAATCTGCGACACGGAATAACAAAAAGTTGTGGCTGCCTAAAGAAAGAAACAAAAAAACATGACGAGGTGACAGTTCAAAAAATAAAACCAAGACATAATAACGGTGGGGTATTCTTCTTACAAGCTGGAGAAATAAAGTTAAAAGGCAATTACGAAAGCGAGAAAAAATGCAGCAAAGTAAAAGAATACAAACTAAGTCCTGAAGAATTAGCTGCCTATTTGAAATCACTAGAAACAAAAGAAGTAAAGAAAAGGGGTGAATAGTAATGGGAAAAAATATAATCGAAGTAAAAAATATAAAAACTGGAGAAGTATTAGAATTTACAGGCCAAAATGCAGTAGCGAAGTATCTTACAGGTGTATATGGCAAGAAAATATATGCTGGAGCTGTAGCATCAGCTATAAGACAAGACACTCCATATAAAAATACATGGGAAATAAATTTTATAAAAAATGCTAATAAAAAAATATGCGATTATTGTGGCAAAGAATATACAAGTAATAGAGCAAATCAAAGATTTTGCAGTGATACTTGTAGAGAAGAATATCGTGCAGAAGAAAAAAGAGGACCAGCGATAAACAGTGAGGCGAAAATAACAAAAGACAAAGAAATATTAGTACATAAATTAGTAACAATGTTAGCACCATACAGAACAGCAAAATAGGAGGGAATATGGAGAGATATACACTAGATAGAAATTCAGAAGGCTACGCAGATGACACAGCATATAAAGCTATAAGAAATGCAGATAGAGATTTAGAAACTAAAGCAACGGGAGGACTAAAAATGAAAGGTGAAGATTTAGAACAAGCAACTTTGATTCAATGGTGCAACTTACAATCTTGCAAATACTCAGAATTAAAATTAATATTCGCTATTCCTAATGGGGGATATAGAAATAAAGCAGAGGCTAGAAAATTAAAAGCTACAGGGACAAAATCAGGAGTGCCAGATTTGTTCCTGGCTGTTCCTAGAAATGGGAAATACGGTCTATTCATCGAAATGAAGGTTGGTAGAAACAAATGTACCGACAATCAAAAGAAATGGATTAGAAACCTATTAGAGCAAGGTTATGAGGTTAAAGTGTGCTACTCGTGTGAAGAAGCTATACAGGTAATAAAAAAATATCTAAATATATAGGGGCTTAGGACATCAGGAATAGTGGGCTGAATTAAATTAAAATAAAATACAAATTAAGGAGTAAAAACATGAAAATAACAAAAGAAATACTAGATAAAAAAATAAAAGATTACGAAATAGAAGCAAATCATGATTTAACTTTTAGAGAATGGATTGAAATGCTAGAGGATGAATTTCAAATAGAACACAGAGATTTAGACAACATGGCAGATGATGAACTAGACAATTATGATACATTTTTATTTGAACTAAGCTTGAAATAGGGGGAAATAAAATGAATAATATAAAGAATGTTGAGTATATACCGAAACACACTAATTGCACTAATTGTGGCAAATGTTGTGGTCCAGTTTTAATGGGAGAAAGAGAATATAAAACTATCAAGGATTATTGCATAAAGAATAATATAAAACCATTTTTTCGTTTAGATAACACTTGTTATTTTAGAGATGAAGAAAATAAAAAATGTTTGATATACAAAGTTAGACCAGTTATTTGCAAGTTATTCGGAGTTGCAAAAGGAATGAAATGTGTAAATGGTAATACTTGCGAAATAGATGGATATAAATACATACCAAAATCAAGCAAGATATTTTCAATGTTTAGATTAGCAAAAGAATTGGAAGATAAACAAGGTGAATAAAATGGAATTTGAATGTGAAAATCTTACAACTTTAGGCTGTGAGAGAATGGATTCGGTAAAAGAGTTGATGCTGCTGGAACAAATAGAAAGCAACGAAGAACTTGATTTAAATAGAATTTGTAAAAATCAATGCTGTAAAGACTGTGACAATCTTAATAAATGTGGTTATACATGTGGCCGAATTAGTTGGAATGATCCAGCAAAAGAATTTGAAAAAGAAGAAATAAAGCAAGTTGATTATGAACAACTGACATTCTTTTAGGAGGGAATATGATAAAGACGCAATTAATAAACGATAACTTTCAAAACTATAAAAGATATGGAATACCAAAGGCACAATTAGTAATAGCTGATATTCCATATAACGTAGGAGTAAATGCATACGGAAGTAATCCAGAATGGTATGTAGGTGGAGATAATAAAAACGGTGAAAGTAAAAAAGCTGGAAAGATGTTTTTTAATACAGATAATAATTTCAACATAGCCGAATACTTTCACTTCTGTAATAAATTACTTATAAAAGAGCCTAAAGAAAAAGGTAAAGCTCCAGCAATGATTGTATTTTGCGCTTTTGACCAAATACAAACTGTGATAACTTACGGAAAGAAATATGGATTTAAAAATAGTTATCCATTATTCTTTATAAAAAATTACTCACCACAAGTTTTAAAAGCAAATATGAGAATAGTAGGAGCAACTGAATTTGCAGTTGTACTTTATAGGGACAAGTTACCTAAGTTTAACAACAACAAAGAAATGGTTTTTAACTGGATGAAATGGGAAAGAGATGGAAAAGAATATCCCAAGATACATCCAACTCAAAAGCCTTCTAAAGTTATAAAAAGATTAATTCAATTATTTACTGATGAAGGTGATGTAGTTATAGATCCAGTAGCGGGAAGTGGAATAACACTAAAAGTAGCAAGAGAGATTAACAGAAGTGCATACGGTTTTGAAGTAGATAAAAAGTTCTATGAAAAAGCACAAAAAGAAATGCTGACAGTTAGTGACCAGTTATGTTTATTTTAGGAGGTGAGTAATTGATATTAGCAAGATACAAAGAATTAGTCGAACTAGCTAAGAAATACATAGAAAAGGGATATAGCACATTGGATGCGATTAAATTAGCTGAAAAGGAATTGGAGGAAAATTATGAATAAAAATTTAAACAATAAAGAAATAAGCACTTTAATATCTTTAATGAAAGAAGAACTTTTAAAAATTGGGATATCATTATGTAACGATGAAGATGTTGATTTAGAAGATGCAAATAAAAAAATAGAATTTTTTAATAAAATATTAGATAAATTAGGAGTGCCAAAAGAAATATCAGATAATAATGAAAAAGCATGTGAAAGATGTGGAATAACAGAAGGTAAAAAAGGTGATGAAGGTTACCCAATTAGTGTTAAATATTATAAATATGCAAAACAAACATTATGTGACTGCTGTATAGATATATTTAACGGAAATTCATGGGGATATAACAGATTAAAGGAATTATTTGGAGATGAACAAGCTAAGAAAATGCTAACAGCAGGATTTAACGAAGTACCATTCGGATTTAAAATAAATACAGAACTTCCATTATTTTCAGGAAATGAAGATAATTTAGAAAATATAACAAAGATGGCTAACATATTGAATAGCAAATTAGAATAAAACGAGGTGTAAAAATATGTCATTAAGAACAATGCTAGAAGATAATGGATACACATATCTATCAAAAGAATACAAAGAAGCTGAAAAAGATTTTAGAAAAATGAGCAACTGGATTGTTCAAATGCATAATGGTATAAAACCGTGCAATGAAATGTACGTAATTAAGATACTAAATATTTTAGAAAGTCATGATAATATAAAAGGTGATTACGGAAATAATGATTTACATGATATAAAAACTTTTCTAAAAAAAGCAGTTTATATTTTTAATGCAAAATTTATAATAAGACAACTAGGGTATAGATTTGAATTTAATCCTAAAAAATACGGAAATGACAAAAAAGAATTAAAACAACATATTGAATTGCTTAAAGAGATAAAATACAAATAATTGACATAAAAAAAGGAATGCTTTCACATTCCGACAAATTCCTTAATAATATTATAACAGGAGTGTGGGAGCATGGCTAGTAAAACGATAGAAAAAGATAAAATATTTTCAGATGCAGAAGGAAAATTATATAATTATAACTCTATGAAAATAGAGCTAAACAGTTTAAAAATAGATTTAGAATATCTAGAAATAGATTACAAGGGATGCAAAGCTATTAGCTATGCTGACGAAAGAACAGGACAAACAAATAACATAAGCAATACAGTTGAAAATGAAGTACTTGCAAAAGAGAGACAGATAATAGAAATAGAAAATAAGATACATAAAAAAGAGAGACAAATTAGAAAAATAGAAAATGCACTAGAGCTGCTAAAAGAAGAAGAGAAAAGACTTGTTAGCTTTAGATATTTCTCTAATAGAAAAAAAGCACCAAGCTGGTTAGATGTAGGAGAAGAAATAGGTTACTCAGATAAAAAATGTAGAGTTATGAGAAACGATATAATAAATAAAATAAAATCACTTATATGATTTCCGTAAAAGTTCCGTAAAGTTACCTCATAATTTCCGTAAAAGTTCCTTTTTTGGACAGAAAACTATAGTATATTTGTATTATAGAAAATAATAAATCTTTCTAAATCTGAATAGGTTTATTTTTCTTTACGAACTCTTATTGAATGTCAGATAGCCTGGTAACCTATTTGACTAGTATAATTGCTACAGTTTTTTAAAACATTGGTTTTTTCTTGGCACAGACTTGTGTCCTCCCTAAGTATTAAGTATATATGCAACTTAGTTATGACAGGAATGGCTGGGGGTAAAACCTCAGCAACGTGCAAGTAATGGAAATCGCCCCCAACGATGTAGGTTCGAATCCTACAACTTGCTAATTGTAATTACTATCATACAACAACAGAAACAGATTTCAATCTCATACTCAATTTAAAAAAGAGCCCTTCATGGGCTCCTTTTGTTGTGCGAAGAAAGAGTTGATCTAAATGAGTAGAAAAATATTTCAAAGAAAAGAGTATTCAATTTATAGATGTAGTGACGGATTTGTTGTACATAATACAAACAAGAAATTTGAAAACGGACATACACATGTAAATAATTTTTATAAAGCTAAGATACTGGTTATTATGGCTATAAAAAGAGAGATTGACGATAAGCTAAGTAAAAGAGATATAGAAAGTCTTATTAGATTAACGAATGATAATAGATATAGAAATAAATTGATAAATAAATTAGAAAAATAACGAGGTGGTGATGCATGGCAAGAGCTAGAAGCCCAAGTAGAGACAAAGCTCTCGAGATATATAAACAACATAATGGGAATATAACTAATAGAGAAATTGCTAGTATGCTAAATGAAGATGAAAAAGTAATAGCAGTTTGGAAAAGTCGAGATAAATGGAACAAAGTCGTACAACAATCAGAACAAAGTTGTACAACAAATAAAATAGATGCAAAAAAAACTAGGAAAGCTAGTAAAAAAGCTAATTCTAGATTAAAAAAAGAATCTTATCCCTTACAAGCAAGGCCAAATAATAAAAACGCGGTCACAACAGGAGAATTTGAAAGTATATTCTTTGACACTTTAGAAGATGACGAAATTAAATTAGTTGATAGCATAGAGATAGAAAAAAGAAATTTACTAATCCATGAAATTCAACTACTAACAGTTAGAGAAAGAAGAATGCTAAAAAGGATAGCTGTTTTGAAAAATAAGGAAATGACATTAAAATCTTACAAAACAGGAATTGAAAGAGATGCAGATACAGATTTAAAAGAATTTGAATCCAATTTAATGCAAATCCAAAATATAGAAGAGGCATTAACCAGAGTGCAAGAGAAAAAACAAAAAGCTATTGATTTATTACATAAATTTGATGTAGATGAAGCTAAATTAGATATAGCAGTTATGAAAACTGAACTTGCTATATTAAAACAAGGTGGAGATGAAGGACCTGTCGAGGATGATGGATTTATAGAAGCTTTAAATGCGCAAGTTGACGAGGTATGGAACGATGATTAATATCAAGAGACATATTTCAGATTTAAGAAGTAAAGTTAACAAAATGAAATCATCTAGAAACTTAGGCATTAAAAAAGCAGTTATAAAATTTAGCCCTTTCTCTAAAAAGCAAAAAAAGGTGCTGACTTGGTGGTTACCAGCTTCACCTGTACATGATAAAGATGGAATTATAGCTGACGGAGCTATAAGAAGTGGTAAAACTATTTCAATGTCATTAAGCTTTTCTTTATGGGCAATGGAAAACTTCAATGGTCAAAACTTTGGCATGTGTGGTAAGACGATAGGCTCATTTAGAAGGAATGTTTTATTTTGGTTGAAGCTAATGCTTAAATCTAGAGGTTATAAAACAGAGGATAAAAGAGCTGATAACTTATTAATTGTAACCAAAGGAGATAAAACAAATTATTTTTATATCTTTGGTGGCAAAGATGAACGAAGCCAAGACCTTATACAAGGTATAACTTTAGCTGGAGTATTCTTCGATGAAGTGGCATTGATGCCTGAGAGTTTTGTAAATCAAGCTACTGGTCGTTGTTCAGTTGAGGGAAGTAAATTTTTCTTCAATTGCAACCCAGATGGACCATATCATTGGTTTAAACTTAATTGGATAGATAAAAAAGAAGAAAAGAATATTTTATATTTGCATTTTACAATGGATGACAATTTATCATTATCTGAGAAGATAAAAAATAGATATAAATCTATGTATTCTGGAGTATTCTTTAAACGTTATATTTTAGGTTTATGGGTAGTTGCAGAAGGAATTATATATTCTATGTTTGATAAAGAAAAGCATGTTTGTGATGCTACTGAATTTTCATATAAAGAATATTATATATCATGCGACTATGGTACTCAAAATGCAACTGTATTTGGCTTATGGGGTAAAACTATAAATGGTAAGCATGTATTAATTAAGGAATACTACTACAGTGGTCGAGATAAAGGAATACAAAAGACGGATACACAATATGCAGATGATTTAGAAAAGTTTATTGGCGATTATAAGGTTAAGAGAATAATTGTTGACCCTTCTGCAGCTTCTTTTATTGCTGAATTAAGAAAAAGGGGATATAGAGTTCAAAAAGCTAAAAATGATGTATTAGATGGAATAAGACTTACTGCTAGCTTTATGGTTCAAGATAAACTTTTAATTGATGAAGATTGTGTTGAAACATTAAAAGAGATAGCATCTTATTCATGGGATAGTGATTCAAGTAAAGCTGGAGAAGATAAACCAGTTAAAGAATATGATCACAGTATGGACCAAATGAGATATTATTTCTTTACTGTAGTTGGAAATAGAAAAGTAAGAATAAATAATAGTAGATAGAAAGGAGGTTACAAAATGCTTAATAGTTATCAAGAGTTTGTTACTGCTGAACTTACTGGATTGTATGGCTCGGCAGTATTACAAGAAATGAACGATATACTAAGACTGTATGACATATACGAAGGTCGAGAAAACTTTATAGATAAGACAGAAGAAAAAGACTATACACAGACAGAAAAAAGAACAAATCTGATTAAGAAGCTTATAAAAGAAGAATCTAGATTTTTATTCGGTAAGACTCCAGAGCTATATGTTAAGTCTAAGAATGATACAGATGCTGACAAGGATAAAGCTGAACAAATAAATCTTTATTTAGATAAGATATTAAAAGATAATCTATTCTCAGAGAAGCTTGTAAAAGGTGCTAGAGACTGCTTTATCGGTAAAAGAGCTGCTATTAAATTATATGCTAACCAAGATACAAAAGAGATTAGGATAATGTTTTTACCTAGCTTGGAATTTATCTACGAGAGTGACGAGGAAAATCCTAACGAACTTAAAAAGATAATATTCTTCTATCAGACAAATAAGGAAGTTGAAAAAGACAAGCAACGTATTTGGAAGCAAAAGTATGAAATGATAGATGGTAGATGTATTTTAAACGAAGGTATATATAATGGTAATGGCATATTAATAGAACCTATAAATGTAGATGTAGATTTGCAACTTAGTGGAATCCCTTGCTATGTCATAATAAATGACGGACTATCTGGAGACCCATTTGGAGAAAGCGACGTAAAAGAGCTTCTAGATAATCAGATTCAATACAATAGACTATCAAGTGAAGATGTTGACACTCTTAGAAAAGGTATGGATAGGATTATTTATGGTATCGACATAGACCCAGAAGCATCTGAAAAATTTAAACTAAAGCCTGGAGCATTTTGGGACGTACCAACAGACCCTACAGCAGAAGGGAAACAAGCTACACTAGATACAATACCGACAGATTTTAATTATGGAGACAAGATAGAAAATTCTCTAAAACGTATTAAGTCAGATATGTACGAGATGCTAAATATACCAATGTTAAGTAATGACGAGCTAAAAGGCATGATGACATCAGGCAAAACTATGAAAGCACTGTATTGGCAACTTATTACTAGATGTGAAGAGAAGATGATGGCATGGCGACCAGCTTTAGAGTGGTTAATAAGAGCAATACTTGAAATTACAGAAGTATATCAAATAGAAAAATTACCACAACTTGATTATACTGTTACAGTAGAAAATAACTATCCTTTACAGGAAGATGAAGACGAAGAAAAGACATTAGACTTGCAACAGGTAAATGCACAGGCTATGTCTAGAAAAACATTCATCAAGAAATGGCAAGGTGTTACAGATGATGTGGCCGATGCTGAAATAAAACAAATAGCATTAGAAAGAGAAATGCTAGAGGAGAGTTATGTATCTGGAATGAGTGATTCAGTTGAATAATTTTTTTAAACAAAAGAATAAAACTGAAAAAGAGATGACTAGAGAAATAAAAAAAGCATATAAGAGAGTAGCAAATAATCTAATTAAAAGATTGGCTCTAGTTAATCCAGATACTATGACATATGACTATTTAAGACAAACTGCTAAGTATCTAGAAAAAGAATATAAGAAACTAAATAAAAGACTTAATAAAGATATAGAAAAGGCTATAGCAAACACCGTAGAAGGCTATACACAAAGCCAAGTAGAGTTTTACAGTGATTTATGTAAACCTCTTTCTAGTAGCTTTGAAGATATGTTTATTAAAGTGAATAAGCAAGTTTTAGACAATGTTATTACAGGCAAAATGTATGGAGATAACATAAAACTTTCTGACAGACTTTGGAGCAATCACAACAAGACTGTAAAAACAATAAACGATATACTTACAGATGGTTTTATTACTGGTAAAAACAGTAAAGATATAGCTAAAGACTTAGAGGTTTATTGTAATCCAGATTATTTAAAGGAATACGAAAAGTTTACTATTCATCCTAAAAGTAAAAACAAGGTTGAATTTAATTCATATAGATTAGCAAATACATATATAAATCATGCATACCAAGAAGCAACAAGGCAAAGTGCTAAGCATAATCCATTTGTAGAAAAAGTTGAATGGCTAAGCGGAACAGACAATAATGTATGCGATTTATGTAAAGAACGAAACGGAAAGAGGTTTAAGGTCGAGGATATTCCACTCGACCATCCGTGACCATTAGGACGATGTACACTATTACCAGTCATAGAAGATGATTTAGAAGATATAGCTAGAGAGTTAAAAGGCTGGGTTAATGGTGATAAAAATGAAAAGCTTGATAAATGGTTTGAAGCATGGAAGGTTAAAATATGAGAGATTTATTGTTTAAAATAGGGGTAAAAATGGGCTGGGTTACAAGTCCAAGCATCTTATTTGACTTAGCAATGTTAGGTGAGAAATCAACTTACTATGAAAAATACTATAAGAAGTATAAGAAAAGATGTAAATGGCTGTAAAGCCTTATTTTTATGTCTTTTTTTAGTTTGTAGACGTAAAAGAATAAACTAAAAACTATATTCAAGAAACGGACTTGTAAAAAGTGTAAATATAGGAGGAAATATGGAATTTAAAGAATTATTAAAAGCACAAAGCTTAACAGATGAACAAATAAATAACATTACTGCAAAGATGAAAGAAGAAAAAATATATACTACATCTTTAGAAAATGCAGATGAAAGATATACGAAATTAAAAGGTCAAAAGGCTGATTTAGATGAACAAATAAAAGCTGCAAATACAACTATAACAGAGTTGAAGAAAAATAATAAAGACAATGAAGCATTGCAACAAACAATACAAGATCATGAAGCTACAATAGAAAATCTGAAAAAAGAATCAGCACAAAAGGATTTTAATTATGCATTAGACAGTGCATTAAAAGACAATAAATGTAAGAATGCTAAGGCTTTAAAAGCTTTACTTGATTTAGACAATATAAAATTTAATGAAGGTAAATTAGAAGGCTTAGAAGGGCAATTAACTGCATTAAAGGAAAGTGATGGATATTTATTTGATACATCAAATCCAGCACCAGGTAATACTGGGGGAACAGGTAATCATCCACGAGTTGGTGGAGGCGCTGGAGCAGTAACAAAGGCGGACATATTAAAAATGCCTTATAGTAAAAGAGTTGAATTCTACAATAATAATCAAGAGGAATTTAACCGAATAATGAATGAATAGGAGATGATTGATATATGGCAACAACAAAATTAGCAGATATTATAAATCCAGAGGTTATGGGACCAGTAATAGGGGCAAAAGTGGAAGCACTTTGCAAAATAACACCATATGCAAAAGTTGATACAACATTACAAGGTGTTCCAGGGGATACAAAAACAACACCAAGTTGGGAATACATAGGAGATGCAGAAGATGTAGCTGAAGGCGAAGAAGTCGGAACAGTAGGATTAAAAGCTGGGTCAACTACTTTTACAATAAAAAAAGCTATGAAAGCTGTATCTATAACTCAAGAATCTATTAATAGTGGATTAGGTAATCCAGTAGCACAAGCTGAAACACAATTAGCAAAATCTATAGCACAAAAAGTTGATAATGATGTATTAGATGCTGCTTATACTGGAACTAATAGAGTAGCTGGAGATACATTAGCAGTAATATCTTACAGTGGTATAGTTGATGCAGTAACACAATTCGAAGATGAAGAAGATGGAATAGAAAAGGTTATGTTTATACATCCAAAACAAGAAGCAACTCTATTAAAAGATTCTAACTTCTTATCAGCTGATAAATTCACTGCTGGAGTAGCAGTAAATGGAGCTATAGGTAAAATAGCTGGTTGCTGGGTTAAAAAATCTAAAAAAGTTATGTTAGTTCAAGCGGAAAAAAATGATAGCGGTACAGTTGAAATATCATCAAGTAACTTAGCAGAATATAAAAAGAAAACTTTAGATGGTTCTACTTTAAAAGTAGGCGATAAAGTTAATGCAGTGGCAGCAGCTAATCAATACTATTTAAATCCAATATTAAAAATGGAGCCAGATAGTCCTGAAACAGAATATACAGAAGATGAATTACCAGCAATAACAATCTTCCTTAAAAAAGATACTTCTTGTGATCCGGAATGGTTCCCTAAAAAACAAATACATGATATTACAGTAGCTAAATATTACGGAGTAGCTAAAACTAACGATGCTAAAATAGTACTTGCTAAATTTAAAAAATAATAGGACGTGATTTAAATGTCTGATATAGAAAAACTAAAACTAATTCTAAGGGAGAGCGATTCTCCCTTTTTTACTGATGAACAACTCCAATTTTATTTAGAACAAAATGACAATGACATAAATAAAACTGCTTATGAATGCCTTCTAGCTAAAGCAGAAGATGATAGTATTGCCTTGCCAGGTGGATTATCATTACCTAATAATAAAGATTACTGGGTAAGACTTGCTAAAAAATACAGACCGAATGGAAGCAAAATATTATGATAAATAAAGAAAAAATTAAAGCAAAAGTTAAAAAAGCAATAAAGAAGCTTCCTTCGCAAGCAGTAGTTAAGCGAGCTTATACCAATGACTTTGGAGAAAAGTCAGATTTACTTGAATTAGTATGCGAGCTAGAAGGCTTATATCATGAATCAAATAATCAGTATAGCCAAAACATAACCTTGCAAAATAAAGCAGAGGTGATAAAAAGGAAAAATATATATTTTTTAATTGCTTATGATGAGACTGCTAAGCTCATACAAAAAGATGACTATATATATATAAATGGCTATAAATATCAAATTAAGGACCTTGGAAACGTAAATAAAATGGATATTTATATGGATATGAGATTACAAGAGGTGAATTACAATGAGTAATTTCAACATGAATATAGACGAGTTAACAGATATGCTAGAACAAAAGAGAAATAGGACAAAAGCAGCACTAGAAATATATGCTAATAGCTCAGCTCTAAAACTCCAAAATAATGCAAGAAGAAATAAACCTTGGACCAATAGAACTCACGATGCTAGAAATAGACTTAATGCATCATGGGAATGGAAAAATGAGAATTTATTAAGTATTGCATTGTCGCATGGAGTTAATTATGGGATATATCTAGAAAAAGGAACATCGCCACACGTTATAACTGGAAATCCTTGGTTGTATTGGCAAGGGGCTAGTCATCCAGTTAAACGAGTAAATCATCCAGGAACAAAACCTTATCCAATTATAATGCCAACAATAAATGAAATAGGTCCACAGGTTATGGCTGGATTAAGCATACTTCTAAGGTAGGTGATGCTAATGTTTCAAGATTTATATAGATTTCTTAGAACTGGTGGATTAAAAGTGTACTCACTTGGTCAACAAGATAAAATTTGCACAGAGCCATATGTATTGATTTATGAAGCTGGAACAGAAGATACTTCAAGTAGTAAAAACTTAAAAAAGGAAAGCATAGAACTATGGGTATTTTATCCTTTTAACGAATACTCAAAAGTTGAAACCTATATAAAACAAGTTGAAAATACAATAAAAAAATTTGGGAAACTAAGAAAGAATTATGACAAGTATGCAATAGAAATTGATAACGACATGAAAGCATATTATACAAAGCTTTCGTATTTTAGATATGTATATAGAGAAGGAGGTAGATAAATATGACAGCTACAGTAAAAAAGATAAATCAAATGCCACTATCAGATGTGTCATTGGTTAGAGTTGTAACTGAAACTGATATTTTTAGCTTCAAAACTTCTGATGAGATTTCAACAGAAGAAGTGGTTTCAGAAGGTGAAGAGCAAACGCTAAAATTAAAAGGTGAAATATATGCAAATAGAGAAGCTAAAGATACCGTACTTGGTTATGACTTGACTTGCAAAGATAATGTAATGTGTCCTGAACTTCTTAAAGTTATTCAGGGAGGTACTATCGAATACGATACAGATGGAAAAACTTTTAAAAAATACACAGCACCGCCAGTAGGACAAAATGCATCAAAAACAGCATTTGATGTTGAAGTTTATTCCGCAGAAGTAGGAACAGATGGGGATACTGGAAACTTTTCAAAAGTAACATTCCCAAGTTGTAAAGGAAAATCAGTACCTCTATCTTTTAAGGATGGTGAATATTATTCAAATGAATACACTATTCAGTCAAGACCAGAGAAAGGGACTGCACCTTATACAATAGAAAAGGTAACTGCTCTACCAAACGATGTGGTTACAGAGTAATAAAATGAACCTCTCTAAATAATTTTAGAGGGGTTTTATTATGATATGAAAGGAAATGGGCAATGGAAAAATTACAAGTAACAAGTTTAGATAGATTAAAACAAGTAAAACAAACTCAAATAGTAAGTTTAGGTAAATTTGAAGATGGGACAGAGCTCATAGCTGAGCTAAAAAGACCAGATATGTTAGCTTTCATAACAGAAGGCAAAATACCTAATACTCTTTTACAAGAAGCAGCAGAAGTATTTAACGGGAAAACTAAAACTGTAAATAAAGCTACTATAGATGGAGATGTTACAGCGCTAAAACAATTAGGGGAATTATTAGAGTTTTTATGTGAAGAAACATTAGCAAATCCAAGTTATAAGGAAATAAAAGAAATAGGTTTAACATTACCGCTAGAAATGAAAGCAACAATTCTTACTTATGTTCAAGCTGGGATTGATGGTTTAAAAAGCTTTCGTAAAGAGCAAGAACGTATTGAGGATAATCAATCAGTCGGAGAAATATAGAAGATTACCAAGTGAAATAGCAAGAATAAAAGATGAATACGTGGCTTTTTGTTTCGATGAAGCCTGTATGTATATATCAAGCCAACTTGAAGAAAAGAAAAAGCCACGATGGAGTGAAGATCTAATAGACCAAGAAACAGGAAAGAAAAAAACATTTATATCAGAAGCATGGAAAAAACAAAGAAAGGAGGGTAAATAATGTCAGATACAAACTTAGGGACAGCGACAGGATATCTAAATCTCGATATTCATAACTGGAATAATGCATTAGATGATGCTAGAGAGAGTTTAAGGGAGTTTGAAAATAGTTCTAATTCTATGGGTGATACGTTAAGAAATACACAACAAGCTACAAATGGAGCAAGTGATGCATTGCGAAACACGAGTGATTCAGCAAGCAGAGCTAGAAGTGCTTTTGATGGTGTTAGACAGGTAAGTAGTAGTACGAGTGATGCCTTTGATGATATTACAAGTTCGACATCTAGAACGAGAGATGAATTCAGTAGAACAACTCGAGAAGCACAGAGATTCGAAAGGCAAATGCAGAGATTAGAATATCAACTTGGTGGAGAAGTGCCACAAGCCACACGAGAGGCCTATCAAGAAATGTATAGACTTAGAAATGAACAAAGAAGAGCATCGAGAACTTACGGAAGTTATTCTAGAGAAGCTATGCAAGCAAGAAATGCGATGACAGAATTTGCATTAAGTCTAGATGATAATACATTTAGGCAAGTCTACATGAGAAGTCAATTAGGACTTACAGAGGGGCAACTTCAAAGACAAGCTAATAGTATACGACTTAATGCGAGAATGACTAGTTTAATGGGAGACCAAACTCAAATTCTTACACAACGTATGCAAGGTTTACAGGCACATGGAATTAGACCAGAAATGTTATTGCCAGCATCAACTCCAGGACAATTCCGATTATTAAGTGAAGCGATGAATTTAGGAGTTTCGCCACTAAATCGTCTATCTGCAGGATATAGAACGTTAGGCGGTAGAGTTGAAGGAGTTATAAAGAGATATTCAGCTCAGAAAGTAGCAGTAAGACTTGCACAAGGAGATATGACGAGATACGGATTGTTAATGAGAAGTTTGACTACTGGTACTGCCAATCTTGGACTTGCAATTCCAATTGTAGGAGTTGCTGCAATTACCGCATATGGAACTTTATTTAGTGCGGCTATGCAAGCAGATGAAGGATTGCAAAAGCTATGGGATACTACAAAAAACAAGTTAGCAAAAGCATTCGAACCTTTGATAGAAACTGCAGGGCAAGTTTTAGAAGTAGGCATGAAAGTTGTTGGTGTTATAGCTGACTGGGTTACAAAATTCAATGAGGCACATCCAATAATCGCAAAAGTAGCTAGTGTAGTTGCCTTGTTAGCACCAGCAATGACATTATTGTTATTACCTCTTTCTATGGGTGCTGGATTATGGAATGGTTGGATGGTTGCCCTCAATGGTGCTTGGACTATGATCGGTGGAGTTGTCACAATGATAGGAACTGCTACCTCAACATTTTTTGCTTTTGCGATACCTATTGCTGCAGTAACCGCTGGACTTATTCACCTTTATAAGACAAATGAAACATTTAGGACTACTGTAAATAATGCTTGGCAATCGGTAAAAGAAAAGGCAAAGGATGTATTTGGTACACTTGAAAAGTATTTTACAGAAACTATTCCAAATGCATATAAAAAAGGTGGTATAAAAGGAGTTATAGATCAATTTGCAGATACATTTAAAAGTGGATTAGATAAGGTAAAATCATCATTACCTCAATGGCTAGAAAGCGGTAAAAGTATAGCTAGCAACCTAGCTCAAGGGATTAATCAGAATTTACCAGCTTTACAGTCAAAAGCAAGCGAAATAATATCAAACTTAGTAGCTGGAATCTTGAAAGTAGCACCGAAATTAATAGAAACAGCAGGACAATTAATCCAAGCATGGCTAAAAATGTGGAGTAATAACGTAAAATTATTTTTAGATGCTGGATTTAAACTGCTTGAAATGATTATGCAAGGTATAGCGCAAGCATTACCGACATTAATTGAAACTATAGTAAATGTTGTATCTACAGTAATAAACATCATAGCCGAAAACCTGCCAAAAGTAATTGAAGCAGGAGTATACATTATAACTGCGCTTGTAAATGGCATAAGTCAAAATCTACCAGCTATAGTTGATATAATAACAAATACACTAAGTTCTATAGTTAACATCATATTAGAAAATTTACCACTAATAATAGAAGCTGCAGCACAGATTATAACAACTCTAGCAGTTGCATTAGTAGAAAATTTACCAACATTACTAGAAGCTGCAGTAAAATTAGTTATTGAAATTGCTAGATGCATATTAGAAAATTTACCACTAATTATAGAAGCTGGTATTCAACTTGTAATAGCATTAGGACAAGCAATAATACAAGCATTGCCTCAGATAGTTGTAGCAATTGGAGAATTATTTGTCGGAATATTAGAGGTAATAGGTGAAGAAATAGGAAAACTAGGTGAATTTTTATTAGGCAAAGCTATGGAAATAGTTTCTCAAATTCAAAGTAAAATATCGGAACTATGGGAACAAATAAAAGTAACAGCAATGGAAAAAGCTCAAGAGTTATGGCAATCTATAGAACTATGGGCAAGTAACACATACAACAGTGTATCCATTTGGATTAACAACTTAATAACATCAATAGGAACTTGGTTAAGCGGTTTACCTGAAAAGATAGGCTACATATTAGGATTTGTATTAGGAGCTATAACTAGTTGGGGAATTAATACATATAACTATTTTGCTACAAATATACCGATGTGGATAGAAGCTATAGCAAATTGGTTTTCTCAATTACCTTCTCGAGTGGGGCAATGGCTTACAGATACTTATAGTAGAGTTACTCAATGGGGCGGAAATATGTTATCAAAAGCACAAGAAACAGGCAGTAAATTTATTAGCAATACTGTAAACTGGTTTCAACAATTACCAGGTCGAGTATGGAATTTCCTAAGCAATACTTACAGTAAGGCTACTACATGGGCATCGCAAATGATTGCGAAAGCACAGCAAGCTGGAAGTCAATTTGTAAGTAGAATTGGAAGTGCATTGTCAGCATTACCTGGCCGAGTATGGTCATTCTTATCTAACTGTATATCGAAAGCAACTAGCTTTGCATCACAATTTGGGGCAAAAGGACAAAAAGCTGCATCTGATTTTAAAAGTAAAATAGTAAGTGGAGTTAAGTCTATCCCAGGGCAAATGGCAAGCATAGGTAAGCAGATAGTCCAAGGTATATGGAGAGGTATATCTGGAGCTGGAAGTTGGTTAAGAAGTCAAATTAGTAACTTTGCAAGTGGAGTTGTAAAAGGATTTAAGGCAGGATTCAAGATAAACTCACCTTCTAAAATCATGCGAGATGTAATTGGCGTTGGCATAGTAGAAGGTATCGGTGTCGGCATAGACCAAGAAGAAAATAGTTTACTTGGAAAAGCTAAGAATCTAGCTAATAGCGTAGTTAGTGTTATGAACAATAATGCAACTACAATGGATTTAGTAGGAACTGCTAGAGGTTTAAGTGGCAACGTTAGCGCTGTAACTCAAACAACACAAAATAATACAAGTAATTTTGCTAGCTTATTACATATAGAAAACTTAACTATAAACGATGATAAGGACATAGAAACTCTAGCGAATGATTTAGCGTTTTATTTAAAAAGAAAAAACGTATTAACAGTATAAGGGGGTGTAGAAATGGAATTTATAGAATACAGAGATCCAATAGTTTTATATTTGGACGACAAAATTAGTACAGATTATGGAATAAAGGTGTATGAAAGTAATATCCTTTCTGCACCTTCTAAAAAGCTAGAGTTTGTTGAAATAGAAGGAAGAGACGGAGCGTTAACAGTAGACAATGGATATGAAGATTTTATATTAAAACTAAGTTGTGTGCTAGTAAACGAGCATGATGAGATTGAAACTACTCCAGCATTAGCAAGGAGAGCAAAGAAATTTCTTCTTAATGGAACAACTAGAAAAATACAATTAAGTGAGGATATGGATTTTTATCTATTAGGTACTTACAATTCAGACGTAGATATAGAAGAAGCAATTGAAAATTTTGGATTGTTTCAAGCACAATTTAGATGTAAACCTTATAGATTTTCAAATAAAAGCAAAACAGTAGAAATAACTACTAAAAATACTATAATAAAAAATGATGAATATAAAACTAGACCTGTTATCGATGTGTATGCAACAGGAGATATAACTATCAATATAAATAATCAAGAAATTATTTTAAAAGCCTTAGAAGGGCATATAAAACTTGACTGTGATTTAATGAATGCAACTACTGTTAATTCGCTTGGAAAAACAGTAAATGCAAATCATAAAATGTATAGTGATTTTCCGATATTAGAAGAAGGTAATAATAATATAACCTGGTCGTTGGGAACAGGTGCTAGTTTTACTAAAATAAAAATAGATTATAGAATGGCGGTGATATAGTGATACCAAGAATTTATGATAATAGTTTTACAACGTATGAAAGCAATGGATTAGGTTTATTGGTAGATGCTATATCTTGCCAAGTTGAAGAAGAATCAAACGGGGATTTTGAGTTAACACTTGTATATCCTTCCGATGGTTCTTTTTTTTATGCATTAAAACAAGATAATCTTATAAAAGCCGATGCATCTGATACTTTAAAAGGACAACTTTTTAGGATAGATACAATATCAAAACCTCTAAATGGGCAAGTAACAGTATATGCAAAACATATTTCATTTGATTTAGCTAAAAACTCTTTAAACGAAGATATAAACGAAAGAAATATAAAATGCGAAAATGCTGGTCAGCATATGCTTCAAAAGTCTGATGCTGACAGTAGATTTTCTATTGAAAGTAATATAGAGATGCTTGGTAACTATAGCATGGATAGAAAAACAGATTGCTTATCTGCTATAGCTGGTACAAGAGGTTCTCTTATAGATACGTTTGGTAATGGACCTAAGCTTCTAAGAGATAACTTTACAATATCAGTACTTACTAGAAGAGGTAAAGATGATAACACTCTTATAGCTTATAAGAAGAATATTACAGGATTTACATTAGAAGAGGATTACTCAGAAATAATTAATGTTATAAAACCTTATGCAACAGTTACAGATGAAGAGGGTAACGAATCTCCTATATACATTGACGAAATAGGAGTAAAATCATCTAGATATGTAGAAGACGATATAGTAAAAAGTCAATGGATAGATTTTTCTGATAAATTTGATGAAGATGAAACTCCAACAAAAGAAAAATTAAAGAATTTAGCTGAAAAATATTTCAACGATAATAGCTGTGACCTTCCTAAAATGACTTATAAAATAGAATTTCAACCACTTAGTCAAACTGAAGAATATAAGGAAGATGGATTGGATGAGTTGGAGCATATAGGCATGGATGACAGTGTCTATATAGCTAACAGTAAATACAAAATAAGAGACCAAGCTAGAGTTATAAAAACAACTTATAACGTATTAGCAGATAAATATATATCTATAGAGTTAGGTGATCCAAAGACAACATTAGGCTCAATTATAAATAAATCTAATAACGATACTGTAACAAAAGATGAAGTAAAAGAGATTATAAAAAACAATAAAAAAGATTATCCTAATACATTGCCAGCAATACCCGTTATAACTATAGATAGAGCTGGATTTAAGACAGTTTCTCTTAGTTGGGAGTATGAGAATAAGCCTTATTATTCTTATGAGGTATATGCAAGTCAAGAGCAAGGATTTACGCCTAATGCTTTTGACCTAATTTTTAAAGGTCAAGCAAGTGCTTTTTTACATGAGGTTGAATGCTCACAAACTTGGTACTACAAAGTAAGAGCGGTAAATACTTATGGAAATGCTACGGATTTTTCAGAAGAAGTTAGTGCAACAACTACAAAAATAAGTGATGCTGCGGAATATTTCCAAGAAGCAGCGATAGAAAGCGCTCTTATAGGTTCACTTAATGCAGATGTAATTAATGCTGGAAAACTTAAAGGTACTTTTATAGATGCTAGAAATTTATCAGTAACAGATGGAAACGGAAATGTAACCTTTTCAGTAAGTAGTGATGCAATTGTAAGAATGATACAAGGACTTATAGATATTTCAGACGAAGGGATAAGAATTAATCTTATTGATTCAGAGAATAAGATCTTAGGATATGTTCTTTATGATGGGCAAGGTGTTCAAATATTTACGCAAGCAGATGAATCAATTTCACACCTTACTCGTGAAGGTTCTTATATAGATAATCTTGTAGTAAAGCATATTAAATGTAGTGAGTTATTCAAGGTAGCAAACCTTTGTGGATGTTCATTAAATTGGTATATAGCTGACAAAGCAACTGGGGATGGAACAGGAAGGGATGAAGAGAATAAAGCTAATTCACTAAAAGATGTGTTGAGAACAATAAGAAATTATGGACTAAAATTTACAGATGTATTGAATATTTATGTTGAATCTGGAATATTTGATGAACAAATAGTAATACAAGATTTTGAAGGAACACAGATAAATATAATAGTTTCTGAGGGTGTAATAATAAATACAGATAAATTTGTAATAGAAGATTGTGGGGCTAGATTAAACATAAAAGCTGAAACAAGTAAAAAATGCACTGCAACAGATATTACAGCAGATGATATAAATAAAAGAGCATTAATAAAAACATCAAATTCTGATTATGCTATATTAGCATCAAATTCTAATTATATAAAAATATCAGGATTTAGAATAAGAGGAGCGGGTGGGGGAAGTTGTGTAAGAACTTATGAAAAAGGTAATGTAATATTAGAAGATTGTGATATAAGTAATTTTGATTACGGAATGTATGCGAATCAATTTTCAATGTGTTGCATGAATGGTTGTAGAGGAAATATAAAACAGTTAGCATATACTGCAAATCTTGCACCATTTTCTTCAACAAGCAATATACCAAAATGCACAGAAGCATCAACAAATGATGAACTCGTTGATGTAAGACAAAGTGGACAATGGATAAAAGAAAATTCATATACTCAAAATGATACTTTATATAGAGAAACTTCTACAAGTACAGGAGATACGCCTAGTACAAATATAACTGATAACTTCATAATAAATAATCTATATACAAAAGTTGAAGGAAGTGGAAAATCTAATACAAATAGAAATGGGTACACAGGGCAAGGACGATTTAAGACATATCAAGCACATAGAGGATATATGATACTCCCAAGTGCACAAATAATTGCATCGATTCAAGCAAAAAAAAAT